CTTTCTGAGGCCCAACAAATGCACGCATTCGGGGGGTTCGCTTGAATGAGCAAGAACGCCGCGCTCTACACCGACCACGACCCGCACTGCGCCGAGTGGCTGCGCAACCTTGGCGAGGCCGGACTCATTGCGCCCGGCCATGTCGATGCGCGCGACGTGCGCGACCTGACGCCAAAGGATCTCGATGGCTACACACAGTGCCACTTCTTCGCCGGCATCGGCGGATGGCCCCACGCCTTGCGCCTCGCGGGCTGGCCCGATGACCGACCTGTTTGGACAGGCTCTTGCCCCTGCCAGCCCTTCAGTGTTGCCGGAGGCCGCAAGGGGCATGAAGACGAGCGCCACCTATGGCCGGCATGGGCGCGGCTCATCCGCGAGTGCCGACCTGGCGTGGTCTTTGGCGAGCAGGTTGCAAGCGCTGACGGCCTCGCATGGCTCGACGTTGTTTGCACTGACCTGGACGACCTCGACCGCGCCGATTGATTTCCCGGCTGCTGGCGTCGGCGCTCCGCACATCCGGCAGCGGTTGTTCTTCGTGGCCCACGCCAATGGCCGGCACGCCGGCACAGAAGGGCTACAACGCAGCGGGCAACACGGACTACAGCAGACGCGTGGTCGAGCTTGCGACATGGGCGACGCCAGCGGCGCGCGACTACCGGCACGCGAACCCGAAGACCTATCAGGAACGCGGCGGGGGGGCCAAGGGCGAGCAACTGTGCAATCAGGTGCAGCTCGCCGCTTGGGCCACCCCGTGCGCGGGGCACTCGACGGGGACGGATGGCGGCGGCAACCGCACGGATCTGCGGAGCCAAACGGCGTCGATTTCTGGTCCGACATCGAATGGCTCGCCTGCAACGACGGCAAAGCGCGGCCAACTCAACCCGGCCTTTTCCCGCTGGCTCATGGGCTACCCGGCCGCGTGGGACGACTGCGCGCCTACGGCAACGCGATCGTCCCGCAAGTCGCAGCCGCAGTGATCCGGGCCTACATGGACGCGCACTGATGCTCGCCGACATCGCCCGCCCGAAGTACGAATACGCGTTCAAGCCGCAAGGCCCGGTCGCGGCGGCGTATGTGCGCGACCGCGAGCAACGTGCCTTCATCTGCGGCCCGCTCGGCTCGGGCAAGACGAACGCGTCGTGCTGGAAAGCGTTCCGCGTGATGTGCGACCAGCAGCCGAACCGCGAAGGCGAGCGGCGCACGCGCCTGGTGGCGATCCGCAACACGTACGGCGACCTGCTGTCGACGACCGCCAAGGACTGGCTGGAAATGTTCGAGCCGCTGGGCCAGTGGGTGGCCGGTGGCCGCGAGCCGCCCGAGCACCGGCTGGACTTCGTGCTGCCGCCCGAGCGGCCCGGCGACAAGCCGACGCGCGTGCTGTCGGAGCTGATGTTCCTGGCGCTGGACCGCCCCGAGCACGTGCGCAAGCTGCGCGGCCTGCAGTTGACGGCCGGCATGCTGTCCGAGGTCAAGGAGCTGCCGTTCGCGGTGCTGCAGATGCTCGACCTGCGCGTCGGCCGCTACCCGCAGGGCGAGGTCGGCGCCACCTGGTACGGCATCTTCGGCGACACCAACGCGCCGGACACCGATCACTGGTACTACAGGATGGCCGAGGACAAGCGGCCCGACGGCTGGGCGTTCTACCGGCAGCCGGGCGGCGTGGTGCGCGAGTCGCGGGAAGCGCCGTGGCGCACGAACCCGGATGCGGAGAACCTGCGCAACCTGCCGCGCGACTACTACCTGAAGGGCTGCGAGGGCAAGGACGAGGACTGGATTCTCGTCAACCTCGCGAACGAGTATGGCTTCGTGGCCGACGGCAAGCCGGTGTACCCGGACTACCGCGACAGCGCGATGTGCCGCTCGTTCGAGCTGGTGCGCGAACTGGGCATCTACGTCGGCCTGGACTTCGGCCTGACGCCGGCGGCGCTGATCGGCCAGCAGACGTTCAGCGGGCAATGGCGCTTCCGGCACGAGCTGTGCACGGAGAACACAGGCATCCTGCGCTTCGCCGACGAGCTGAACCTGTTCATGCAGCGGCACTACCAGGGCTGGCCGGTGCTGGGCATCTACGGCGACCCGGCCGGTGGCCAGCGCCAGGCCGGCGACGTGGACGAGCGCACGGTGTTTCAGCTGCTGGCGTCGAAGGACATCCAGGCCACGCCGGCGCCGGGCAACAACGACTTCGTGCTGCGCGCCGAAGCCTTCAGCGCACCGATGAAGCGGTTCATCGACGGCGAGCCGGGCATGCTGATCCACCCCGATTGCAAGGTGACGCGCAAGGGGCTGCAGGGCGGCTATGCGTACAAGCGCATCCACGTCGTGAACTCCGACAGGTGGCGCGATCTGCCGGACAAGAACCAGTACAGCCACCCGTGCGAGGCCGGCCAGTACCTGGTGCTCGGCGCCGGCGAGGGCGCCCGCGTGATGAGCAGCACGAGCAACGAGCGCGACCGCGACGTGCGCGGGTTCCGCGAGCGGATGGGGTACGCGTGATGGGCGTGCAGCTGCTCAACGGCGATTGCCGCGAGGGGCTGAAGACCCTCGTGGGCAGCAGCGTGGACAGCATCGTCACCGACCCGCCCTATGACCTGACCGCGGGCAAGAAGGGCGGCAGCGGCGCGGCCAGCGTCAACCTCGAATCGCCCTATGGCCGGTCCCGCATCGGCGTGGGGAACGGTGCCGGCGGTTTCATGGGCATGCGGTGGGACGGCACAGGCGTCGCGTTCGACGCCGAGACGTGGCGCCAGGCGCTGCGCGTGCTGAAGCCAGGCGGCTACCTGCTGGCGTTCGGCGGCACGCGCACGTACCACCGGCTGGTGTGCGCGATCGAAGATGCCGGGTTCGAGATCCGCGATCAGATCGGCTGGGCGTTCGGCAGCGGCTTCCCGAAGTCGCACAACGGCGCGTGGGGTGGAACCGCGCTCAAACCGGCCTGGGAACCGATCTGCATGGCGCGTAAGCCGCTCGATCGCGGCCTCACCGTCGCCGAGAACTTCGCGAAATGGGGTACTGGCGCACTGAACATTGACGGCTGCCGGGTGCTCACCAGCGACGACCTAAACGGCGGCGCTTATGCAGAGCAGGGCTTGCGCAGCGTGTCTGGATCACTCAGCCCCAGCGGTATGAATTTGCCTGGCAAGACCACCGGCAAAGCATTTGAGCAGCCGCTCGGCCGCTGGCCGGCGAACCTGATCCACGACGGCAGCGACGAGGTGCTGGCGGCGTTTCCGCAGTCCACGAGCGTCGGACACACGCCGGCGGCGCGCGGCAATGGCGGTGTCAGCACGAGCGGCCACGGGGGGCAGGGCGGCATCGCCGAGCGGCATCACGACACCGGCAGCGCCGCCCGGTTCTTCTACTGCGCCAAAGCGAGCAAGGCCGACCGCGGCGAGGGCAACACGCACCCCACGGTCAAACCCACCGACCTGATGCGCTACCTGTGCCGCCTGGTGACACCGCCGGGCGGCACGGTGCTGGACCCCTTCACCGGCAGCGGCTCGACGCTCAAGGCGGCCGAGCTGGAAGGCTTCGAGGCCATCGGCATCGAACTGGACCCCGTCTACATCGACATCGCGCGCAGACGCATCGCGGCGGACATGCCGCTGTTCGCTCAGGAGATCGCCTCATGAACACCACCAACCTCGAACCCGTGCGCGACGACACGCCGGACTCCTACGCCGGCTTCGACAAGGCCGGTGCCGGCAGCTTCAACCTCTCACGCCTGATGGCCCTGGTGTCGGACTGCGAGGGTCAGCCGCCCTGGCGCCAGCGCTCCGACCTGGCGGCGGCCTACGTCGACGGCAAGCAGTTCACGAACGAGCAGCTTGCCGCAGCGCGCGCCGAAGGCCTGGGCGAGATCCGGCCGACGAACCTGGTCGGGCGCGTCATCCGCTCGGTCTGCGGCTCGGAGGCCAAGGCACGCACTGACGTGAAGGTCGAGGCCGACGACGACGAGACGGCCGATACGTGCGACGTGCTCAACGCGAAGCTCAAGGAGGCGCAGCGCGAGACGTACGCCGACATGGCCGTCAGCGCCGCCTACTTCGGCCAGGTCGGGCCCGGCATGGGATGGGTCGAGGTCGCCCGCAACGTCGACCCGCTGGACTACTTCTGCCGCGTCAAAGAAGTCCCCCGCAATGAGGTGTATTGGGACTTCAAAGACCCGGACCTGCTGCTGCGCGGCGCGCGCTGGGTGGCCCGCATGCGCTGGCACGATTTGGACGAGCTGGAGGCGGCGATGCCCAAACACCGCACGCTGCTGCGCCAGGTGTCCAACGGCGACGCCGGCGGGCTGGGCTTCAGCGATGCGGTCGACGAGTCGCGCATCGAGTCGGAGCACTGGTGGGGCGACTCCAACCGATGGAACAACTTTCAGCGCCGCACCGAATGGTTCGATGGCGCGCGCAAGCGCATCAAGCTGTACGAGGTCTGGTACAAGGTGCCGGCGATGGGCGTGGTGATGCACCTGAGCCCGACGACCCGGGTGCTGTTCGATCAGCGCAACCAGGCGCACATCCAGGCCGTGGCCAGTGGCCGGGTGCGGGTGACGCGGGAACTGACGCGCCAGGTGCGCTGCGCGCTGTTCGCCGGCCCGCACCGGCTGCAGGACTACGGCACGACGAAGCGCAATTTCCCGTACGTGCCGTTCTTCGCCTACCGCGACGATGCCGACCTGTCGCCGTACGGCCTGGTCGAGGGCATGATCAGCCCGCAGGACAGCTACAACAAGCGACGGCTGCGCGTGGACTGGATGCTGCAGGCGCGGCAAATCTACGTCGACAACGACGCGCTGGACAACAAGGCGAACACGCTGGCGGAGATCGCCGACCGCATCCAGCGGCCGGACCTGGTGGTTGTGCTGGACCCGAGCCGGCGCAACCAGAA